GCGGTCATGTATTAAATTCTGGCGAAGGCGCACAGACTGGTAAAAACTATCGGTGGATTCAGTTCATCGAGGATACGGTCTTGTCTACGCTTCAGGGTAATCTTACCAACATTGCAGACCTTCAAACAATTACCCATCTTGCAGGCACTGGTATCGGTGGTAACTTTACTGCCGTAACTGTAACCAGCGGAACTTGCATTGCTTACGATCAATAAACCGTGGCATCTTACCGTTCATTTGGTGGGCTTGACGACCAAACGCTAATTGATGGCGATACTGGGTTCATTGGTATGAACCGCAGGGTTAATCCTAATCAATTAAAAGCGGGTGAGGTCTATCTTAGCCAAAACGGTAGGATCAATGGTTTCTGGCAGCCAAGACGAGGCATTGAATTAAAGTCTGGTGCGCTGACAAACAGTGCTAATCCATTGGGTTTGCCGTTTATTGTTCTTGATTCTGCTTTGACTATTAGTTCTGGGTCGAGAACAAGCGGGGTTGTTACGATAAACCTTAGCACGGCACATGGAATTAGCGCGGGAAGTTTGCCAGCATACATTACTTTAGGAACTCCAAGCGTAACGACCCAACCAATCACGGGAATTACAGCTGGTTCTTACTTAATGAGCTACGTTGATGATGATAGTCTTAGCTTTGTTAATGCTGGGGCAGATAATCCAACGCTTACGATCAACGGAACGTATGGTAAAATAGCTTCTATCTTAGATGACGATGCCGTATCTGGCATTTACGGTTCTTGTGTGTGGAGCGATCCAACGACAAACCTTGAAGAAAGTATTATTCTTGCTACGAACAACGAGGCCAAGAAGATCGAGCTTAATGGCTACTCGGTAACAAGCATCCCGTATCCTACTACTGGAGTTGTGACTGAAGTAATCGAAATGCTCCAGGCGTTTGACAGAATTTATTTGTTCAGAGATGGTGCTAGAGCGTGGGAATATATTCCTAATGGCAGAGCCATCCAATCTGGGACATACACCAGTGCTACTGGCATTGTGCAGCTTGTATTGAGGGATCACGGTTTGACTGCTGGTGATGGAATTACAGTTTCAGACGTTGGATTCTCGGCAACACCCGTTACAGCAGATCCAAATGGAACTCATACGGTGTCAACCGTGATTGATGCTGATACATTCCAGTATGTAATTGCTACTGGTAGCGGAGATGAGACTTATACCGCTGGGACTGGAACGATGATAGCCGATGGATTCACCGTAGTTCCTGCTGGTGCATATGCAGCACCGCAATACTTTAACATTGCTGGAAACAAATACGGTGTAACAACAGGTCTTGCACGTTTTACGGTGGTTGGTAATACAACCATACGAGCAGGTGACACAATTACAATTCGTGGAACTGATGTTGACCTGCTTTTACCTATTGTTGGTAGCCAATTTATTGTAACAAGTGCTACTTCAACTGACATTTACTTTAACGCACCGCTTCCAAACATTACTTACGGTAGTGGGGCTGGTTCGCAATACATTGAACTAGGAAGCAGATATAGTCTTGGGCTTGGATTTACCCATATGCCAGGAACGCCGTGGGCTGTTTATTTCCAACGCCGTTTATGGTCGCCATATTTCTATGAGCCTGAAGGAACAAGCACTTCACCAACCTATACTGACAGAAAAGTAAGGGATGAAATCTGTGCTAGTGATATTTTGGATGCCAATACCTTTGATTCAGTTCTATCGCAGTTCAGAATTACTGCTGGTATTGCAGATTACATTGTAGGTATGCACCCGTTCTATAACGACAATATGCTTGTCTTTAACAGGAACAGCATCCACATGATTGCTGGAACGCAAGGAACTTTATCTGATACTACCCTAAGGGAACTCACTCGTGAAATAGGCTGTTTAGCCAGAAAATCAATCGTTAGCCAAGGGAATCAGATATTCTTTCTTAGTGACAACGGTATTTATGGGTTGTCATTTATTGACGAATACAACTTGCGTGGGGTTGAAGAGCCTTTGAGTAAGCCAATTCAGTCTTATATTGACCGCATAAACAAACGTCTTGCTGGTGAATCTGTTGGTATCTACTTTGATAACCGTTACCGCTTGGCCGTTCCACTAGATAGCGAGGTTGGTGCTGATGATGCACAAGGAAACAATGCGGTTCTTGTCTATAATATGCTTAACAAAGCATGGGAAAGCATTGATTTATATGGAGATAATGACTTTTTTATTGAAAACTTTCTAAAAGGACAGGCTGAAGAACGCAATGATCTTTACATTGTGAACACAAACGGAGGAATCCACCTTGATGATTCTTTGGAAATCCCACAAGATATATATTCAATAAGCGTAACTGGTTCGCAAAAAGAAGTTGGCATTGATTATATCCTAAGAACAAGGGGTTACACCTTTGGAGACTACGGCAGAAAGAAATTTACAAAGGCTACTGTTCAAATGCAGTCTGGAATAGACAATGCAAGTGATTTAAACTTTAGATTTGTAACAGAGAATCCAGATTCTAGTGCTTACATTACTGATATTTATACTTTGCTAGATCCAACAATAGGATTGCCAGGACAACTTCCAGCCGAAGAAATGGCAGACTTTAGTTTTAGACTTGGAAACCCACGTGGAGTTTATGGTCTATTGACAATGCGATCAAAAATTGTAGGATCTGCTGCGGTTGGTAGACCTAAAGTAATTTCTATTGCTGTCGAAGCAACAAATACCAACAGGCAAACTATTACACAGATATAATTCATGGCCATTCTTTCAAAAGGGCAAACTTTTGCCAACGCCGATTCAATAACTAGCACTAAGTTAAACAATTTAGTGGATGCTGCTACGTTTGTAGCTGGATCATCTGGAACTACTGACAATGCTTCTTTGGAAGTTAATGGAAGTGGCAGGCTTCAAGTTAAAGATCTTGGTGTTACCAGTGCAAAACTTTCAACTGATGCGGTTACAACTGGTAAAATTCTTGATGATGCCGTTACGCAAGCAAAACTTGCAGATGATTCGGTCGGAACTGCACAGATTATTGATAATTCAATTACAAACGCATTGGTAGCAGATAGTGCTATCGACACAGCAGAACTTGCTGATGGTGCAGTAGAGACAATTAAGATCAATGATGCTGCTGTTACCGCACCTAAGCTGAGTGGCGCACAAACTGGAACAGCACCTGTCTATGGAGTTCGTGCATGGGTGGCATTTGATGCAAACCGCAACGCTGCTGGGACTGCCGATACGACAAACACTACTCGTTATCTCATTGCTTCTGGAAACGTAACATCTGTTACAAAGACAGCTACTGGTAAATACACCGTATTGATTACAACCGCATTGCCAGACGCAAACTATTCATACTTTACTGCGGCACAAGCAGACTCAAGTAACGAGCCTCTTGTGTATCGTCAGAACAGTGGAACAAAATCCACTACCCAATTTCAAATCGAAACCCAAACACGTTCAGGTTCTTTGAGGGACTTTAACGAAGTTTGCATTTCTTTCATTCGGTAATGAAAGCAATCAACCATGCCTTACAAATATACAGTGAAAACAACGCTGACTTTGCAGAACTGCTTAAATGGCATCTTGCTTACGGTGTTGTTGTATCTTTGCCAGATTGTTTCATGTTTGGTTACTTTTGTGACCGCAATAAACCTATGCAGCCTAAGCCGCTTGAAGAATCTGACTGCGTATTCATTACCTTATGTGTCGGAGATATGCGGCAAGCAGGGCTACAAATCGTTGAGCTTGTTCCTTGGATTGCCTACGAACGAGAGTTTAAAGGCGACAACCGCATAAGGATAACCAATTTCAAAAAATTCTTTAACAAAATATAATCATGGGATCATTCGGAAGTAAGCTATTAGGGACTGAGGTAAAAGCCCAAAAAATGGATATTGGTAAAGATATCATTAAATATGTCAAGGGCTATGAACAATCATTGCCAAGTGTTCTTCAGCTAGAAAGCCAATATCGTCCTGAATTTATCAAAAGAAACCTTGGTGACGTAACTGGTTTTCTTCAAGGAACAGATGGACAACAAGGCCTATATGCACTTGGAAGAACCGCACAGCAAGAGGCTGGAACTGGACTAGCTGAAGCTAGAGCTGCTGAACTTGCCTCGATGACGGGACAAGCACCAGCGTTTAGGCAGTTTGCACAAGCATTGTCACCAGAAGCTCAGGCGCAGGTAGATGCTGCACAAAT